GTCGTTAGCATTTACTGCTAACTTTTTTCTTATTGATGCCATTACGCTACCCTCCATATTCTAATGCCAATAGTGTTCTTTTCTTCCCACATACGCTGTGTTAATCGAACACCTTCATTTCTTTTTTGATAAGTCTGCCTTGCTTGGCTTAGACGATTAGCCATCCTTTTAAGATCATCACCCTCTTCTAAAGGTATAAAAAAAGAATCACCAACATTTAACAATTTTAATGGATATTTCCGTTCACCACTGCGTCTGTCTGAACCAACAGGAACAGGAATATCATTATCGATTTTAATATCATCTATATCCATTAGTTACCCTCCAAAACTATTTTAATATACCCATTGTCTAACATTTTTGTCTGGTAATAGTCAAATATTCTTTTAGGTGTTTGCTTTGTTACTAGCTTACTGTACTGAGCTAACTCGGCTAGAAGTGCTTCAACCTCGATAGGCTTACCGTGTTCTTCTAAAAGATCAAGTATAGCCATCATCTGTGCAGCACCTTTATCTGGGTGCTTTACATATTGAACTCTTTGTACTTTCGGTTTATCGGTAAAGATATCTTCTCCTACCACCACTGGTTTTACTTTAGTCATGTTTTTCTCCTTGTAGCATATAGAGCAATCTTTATTAGGACAAGGCAAAGGATAGCGATCAGTGGGAGGATTACTCAACCCACCATATGCATAGTCTTCATATCGCCATGCATGCCAACTAATTTGTATTAGACCACCCATTCTACTTTCTAGTTAAATTTACTTTAATAAGATTATATATAAAAATTTATATTTTAAAATAACAAAATTCTCAAATCGTAAAATATTTATTGGTCTTAGGTTGAACTATATGCAAGTTTTGTTTAGCTCTTGTAAGACCGACATAAAACACCCTTGTTTCATCATCAGGGTTCTTTTCGTATTTATTCCAAGTCTTAGTTGGAATATCTGTAAGTAATACTACATTATCAGCTTCTCCTCCTTTTGCTGAATGTATAGTCGATAATTTTATTCGAGGTGTTTTAGTTATCTTTTCTCCTGCTCTTAACAAAGCTAATATATAACTTCGTTCATGAGGTGAGAGGTTTGTAAACATATCGTGCCATATTTTTGGTTCAGGTGTTTCGCCTATCTCAACTACTTGTTTAAGTGTAAGTTTTATAGATGGCTCATGTGTTTCAAACTTCTTAGCTTTTGAACCTTTTATATAGCTTACTATTTCTTTAGCTTGGTCAGGAAAAACAAACTCACCTTTTCGTAACTGTTCCCAATTACGAACAGCGTTAACCTTTTTATGTGATATAGACGGTCGCTCTTTACGCTCAAAGAAAACACCTAACCCTAAACAATGAGCTTCGACTTCATTCAATAAATAGTTTGATCTAGATAGTATTAACCACTCACCTTGTGTTAAATCTACGTGTTCAAAACTAGCTTGAGAAACAACTGATCCTTCTTCTTCTTTCGAATCCCAAACCTTATCAGCTCGATTATGTATTCTTTTAATTACTTTATTTGCTATCTGATATACTGACTTTGGTAGTCGATAGCTTTTACTAAGAACTGTTGCATCTTTTGACATACTAACAAGATAATCTACATCAGCTCCTGCCCATGTAAAAATAGCTTGATCATCATCTCCTGCAATATAAACTCTATCAGCTTTACTTGTTAATATGTTTACAAGTTTCCACTGTAATGGACTAAGATCTTGAGCTTCATCGATAAAGACAGCTTCTAATTTTGGACTAAGTTCTTTTTCTACACAAAGTTCTAACATATCTGTAAAATCATATAAGTGTCTAGTTGTCTTAAACTTTAATAATCCTCTAGCATAACGATCAAGTCTATACCAATCTATATCGTCATCATGGTGGTGATGATATTGTTCTCGTAGATCAACACATCTTAATCTTGACAAACCCTCGACAAACCTAAGTTTATCATCTTTAGAAAGCACGGATATTGATCCCTCTTCTAATTTTAAATCACCTGTTAATCGCATTCCCATTAGATCATTAAAATCTTTAAAGTGTTGTTTACTCATCACAGCATCACGTGATAAACCTAACATTTTATAACAAAGCGAGTGTAATGTTCTAAAGTGAGGTATATCAGTAGCTGTCATATTAAATCGATCAATCGTTCTAATCTTGCCTTCTTCTGATGCTTTTTTCGTAAATGCAAAATAACCTATCTTATCAGGTGCAGTGCCATTATTTAGTTCTTCTTCTATAAGGTTTAATATAGCTGTGGTCTTTCCTGTTCCAGGAGGACCAAGAATCACAGACATCATTAGAATGGCTCCTCATTCATTTCAGGTAAGTCAAAGCCCTCTGCCTGAGCGTTAAACTCTGGAACAAACCAAACAGTTATACCTTTACCTTTTACATGAAAAAAGTGATGTCCTCCTCCTTGTTCTCTTAATCTTGCAGCAATATGATTACGACCATAATCTCTAAACTGTTGGCGAGTAAAATAATCTATTAAATCTTTTAATCTAAAATAAGTCTTGCCTTCTTCTGTCCAAGGTTTACCTAACAATATCTCATCTCGTGATTGAGCTTGTGCTCGTTCAGTACAAAAAGATTCTAGTAGTTCCATAAACTGACCTTGTATGGATACATCTTGTGATACTTCTATTATTGATACACTATCTAATAATTGTTGTATAATTGTTCGCCAATTAGTTTGTTTCATAGTAGGTGGCATAAAATTTAATGCTTCCATACATCTTCGTTGAAACTTAGTTTGGTTTTGTAATTCTTCTGTTGTAAGCTCTAATCGTAGTCCTTCTACATCTAAAAACCATATAGGTGGCATAGAGTCTTGTTTTTGTAAATTACCAAACTGAGGTAAGCCACCTGAAGAACCAACACCATGTTCAGCAGTTCTACAAACTGATGAATTACAATGTGAAGCAATAGGCTGATCATTGCACTTATAATGATACTCTTTATTATTAAGAGCTTTGATCACGGTTAATACTTCTTGAGCACCGAGTGGTGGTTTCATAAACTTAAAATTAAATTCTTCTACTTTCTTTTCCCAATTATCTTGGAACTTCTTACGAGCGAAAACACCTAAATCAAATAAACCATTATTACGAGTTCCCTCAGGAAAACCCAAAGAGCAGAGGATCGTGAGACAAGGTGGAGCACCTTTGAGGTCAGGGTCTTTAGAAGTTACATCAACAGACTTTGCAACAAGGCTTTCAAGTCTTTTTACTGTGATCTTTTTTGTTTCTACATACTTTACAAACTCATCTAAATCGGTAATTGCTACTCCACTATCGTCATGAGCATACCGAGTAGATGACTCACCACCAAAGTAAGGCATATTTAAAATATTACCTCGATCACCTTTATCAAGTAAAAGTTTAGTTTGTTTAGGAAAAATTTCTGCTTTCGCATAACCAAATGCAGCACTGAGTTCTTTTAATTTTTCTTGCATTATAGAGCTTGGTACTGGCTCTTTCATAAATATAAAACAATGTGCACCACCAGATTTTGATCGAGTAATTACAAAAGGTAAGTCATTTTGTTTTACAAGTTTTTGTATTAGTTCACTATGTTTAACAGGATATATATCAATATCAATCGCACCCCATAAACAAGAATTATCTTCTCGTATAGGAACTATACCTAATGATTCCTTTCCAGCAAGATGATTTTTCCAAAGTTCTAAAAGTCTACTGTCATCTAAATCTTCAGAAACTATTCTATACTGTCCTTTTTGTTTTCCAAGTTTTGTATCATCACTTGGTCTATAACAACCATATGCTTTTCTAAGACCACTAAATATTTTAGAAAATTGTTCAGCGTGTTTCATTTATACTCCGAAAAAAACCCCCACATCGCTGTGGGGGTAAGTTATTTAGAATGGTACTTGGTCTGAGTCAACAGTTTCTTCTGACTGTTCTTTAACTTCAACCTCACCTGCCTTAATCAACTTTAAGAAAGTAGCACTCTCTTCAAGAAGTTTAAGATTCTTTATTTGGCTATTTAAACCAATATTCCAACCGAACCATGATCCAAGATCGTTCTTTTCTGGAACAGTTTTAAGATTATACTTAAACAAGAAAGTAGGTGCATTTACACTCTCACCTTTAGAGTTTTTGACCATACGCTGTCGCATCTGACTAAGCCATTTACGTGACTTACTTAACTGTGTCGATGTCATAGCTACGACGGCTTGTGACCAAGTATCTTCTTGTTCATTAGTAACTAATACATAAAACTGAGCTGTTTCAGCAATGTAATTACCACTTTCTAAAACAAAAGCATTTTTCTCATTACGAGTGCATTTATTTAATATTTCACGATCAGTATGTACTTGAACTAAACCACCACCAGCATCACGTGGTTTCCATTCAATATACTTTTTCTGATAATAACAAGGAACAACAATAATCCCTACATCGCTTTTTACTAATTCAGAAGATACAGTATTATATATATCACCCTCTTCAGCACCTTGAATGTATTTACCCTCACTCTTTTTTATCTGAGGACTTCCTGCTTGCAGTATTTGTAGAAAAGGTATAGCGTAATCAGTAGACGCTGTATCTTCAAGACCTGTTCCTGCTTCTAATAAACTGTCATCTAAAACAGTTGGTATCGCAACATTTTGCTCTGTTGCACGAGCTACTTGTTTAGTTGTCATATAAATCTCCCTTATGACTATTTGGTTATTTTAGCTTTAAAACCACTGAAGATATTAAATAGATTTACAGGTATATCACTACCTTTCTCTACTTGCTCTCTTACAAATGCTTTTAAAGTTTGTGGATGAACAGCTTCTTTTAACTTATAATTAGTCCACCCCATTGCAGAGTATTGCTCCATCATTTTCTCCCAAGCTGTATCCTCGCGATTAAATTTAAAAGTCAATTCTCTCTTTATTAACCCACCATGACCATTTTCATCTAGCCATTGATGGGCATCTCTTTTTTTAGCTTCAGTAATATGAGCACCAACAAAAGGTTGTACAGTTACTTTTGCACCATCTTTTAATTTTAACTCAGATACTCCAGCTTCAGCCATTGCATCAGGAAGATCATGCTCCCTGATAGAGCTTAGTTTCTTTTGAGTCTCTGCTAATAGTTCATTAAGACGATCTACTTCTTTCTCTAGCTCAATTTGTTTTTTACACAAATCAGCTATACGATTTACTTCTTGATCTGTTGCTTCGACTTCTATGGTGTTTACTTCCTCACCACTGAGGATTTTGTCGAGATCATTCATAGTTCTCACTTTCTCCATAATTTCTGAGATCAATATTAATATCAAAATATTCAGCTTCTTGCCGATCCCACTTTAATAATTTATACCGACCTCTATTGTTTTCTGATGCAATACTTGTAGCTATACCTATTGCAGCAGGATCTCCGATAAGTAAAAGATAATCATCATCGGAAAAGTCTTTCAGTCCTTCTCTAAGTCTACGAACAGTAGGAGCAGAACTAAAAACAACTTGCCTATTGGGTGGTAACAATACTCTCACCTTTCCGTACTTTCTTGCAGGCACTAGGTTTTTATCACCAAAATCTTGTATAACGTAAACAAAGGACATAGAACCTCATCTTATAGTAATGTAAATACTCAATAAATAAAAAAGTTATGCTCTTAAACTAAAAGTAAGATCATAATCTCATAATCTCATCTAAACAGTGTTAAGTCTTTATTTATATTATAAAAACAAGGTATGACATTTATATTTGTCATATCATATCCTAAATGGTCGAGGGAAAAGTTTTTATATTTTATATATAAATATATGAGCATAAGATTCTTCTTTCTTTATTTAAATAATAGTATAAACTAATTTTTAATTAGAAAGTAATATTTTTTTATGAAGTTTAGATTTAAAACTGTGCCTTATAAGCATCAGCTGACAGCACTTGAGAAATCATGTGAAAAGGATGAATATGCTTTATTAATGGACATGGGAACTGGTAAGTCGAAAGTATTAATAGATACTATCGCTCATTTATATTCTAATGGTCGTATTACATCTGCTGTTATATTTGCACCTAAAGGTGTTTATAAAAACTGGGTAGACCAAGAAGTTCCTACACATATGCCAGATCATATAGATTATAAGATAGCATATTGGGCTTCTCCTCTTACTGCTAAATTAAAAAAGAAGATAAGTTCAATATGGCGTGATGACTTTGACTTACATATCTTAGTTGTTAATATTGAAGCTATATCTGGTGATAAAGCAATAAATGTAGTCGATAGGTTTATATCTAATCATTTTGGTAAAACACTTGTAGCCGTAGACGAATCAACAACTATAAAAAACCACAAAGCTAAACGAACTAAATCGGCTATAAAAATAGCGAAGAAAGCAAGATATAAACGAATACTTACAGGGTCACCAATAACTAAATCACCCTTAGATTTGTATTCTCAGTTTGCTTTTCTAAACGAACAACTGTTAGGTTTTCAATCGTATTATAGTTTTTGTACTCGATACGCTGATATGATAAAACGTAGTGCAGGATCGCACCACTATAATCAAATATTAAGTTATAGAAATTTAGATGAACTAACTAAATCTATACAGCCTTTTTCTTACCGTGTTAGAAAAGAAGATTGTTTAGACTTACCAGAGAAAAACTATATAAAGCGAACAATACAACTAACACCAGAACAAAAGACAGTTTACGATGATTTAAAGAAAACAGCTGTATCTATCTTAAACGAACAAGACCAAGTCACAGCTACAACTCAACTTACTTGTTTATTACGATTACATCAAGTTAGTTGTGGTTTTGTAAATACAGACGAAGGTGAAGTATTAGAATTAAAAAATTCAAGGTTAGAGGAGCTTGTTTCAATATTAGATGAAGTTGACGGTAAAGTCTTAATATGGGCTACATATAGACATGATATAAAAGCTATAGAAAATAAAATAAAAGTTTTGTATGGTGAAGATAGTGTCGTATCTTATTATGGAGATACTAAAGGTGAAGTTAGACAAGAGTTAGTAAATAAGTTTCAAAATGATCCAGAATGTAAATATTTTGTTGGTCATCCTAAAACTGGTGGTTATGGTTTGACGTTAGTTGCTGCAAATACAGTAATTTATTATAGTAATAATTATGATCTTGAGGTAAGACTACAATCAGAAGATAGAGCTCATCGTATAGGTCAGAAAAACACAGTAACTTATATAGACATCGTAACTGAGAAAACTATTGATGAACTCATCGTAAAAGCTCTAAGAAATAAAATAGACATAGCAACTCAAGTGTTAGGAGAAAATTTTAAAAAATGGTTGATTTAATAAAAGAATTTAAAGTTCTAAGAAGAGATCAAGGATTTAGTCAAAAACAACTCGCTAAAGGAACTGGTGTAAGTGAGATTACTGTTTATACATGGGAAGCTCATACTCGAGAACCTACAATAGCAAACTTTAATAAAGTTTTAAATAAAATGGGTTATCAATTAAAGATAGAGCCTATTGATCAGCAAACGAACGCATCCGTTCAGCAAGTCGTTTAGCTCTGTTTGGTACTTGAGTGTACCAACGTGAGTCAACCATCTGATTTGCTGCTTCAACCCAGTTACCATCAATTATAGCTTGTATTTTTTTGCGAAATTTGCTGTATCTTGGATAACCAAGATTGAACATCATGTTTGCACAAATTTGTTGTATCTCGTCAGGAAGGTGATCCCAGTCGTCATATACTTTTTTACAGTCCATAATAACAGTTTGAATATCTTGTTCAAATAGTTCTGTACATCTATCTTCAGATATTTTAGTACCAAGTGGTAAATCATATTCAGGTTCACTATCACGACATAAATGCCCTATACCTACTGTTTTTAAACCAAGATGGTCAAGATAAGACTCATACTTGACCCCCTCATCAATAATTAATTGATCTCTTAATTTTTCTAAATTCATTTACTTCCTCTTTTATTTATCATCTGTAATCCTTGTTTACCAAACCTATATCCGAATGAGCTACCTATAATAATATATAACATATTTGAAAACCAATTAGGTGTGTTTTGGTCAAGAAACACAAACCCTTCTTTTACATATGGCTGTGTCCATGGCAAGAAACAACATATTAATATAGCTCCAAATATAAGTGACCAAAACTCATCTTTCCAACTTTCACCCATTTGGTTTGTAAGAGCTTGTTCATTTAACATTGAACTTGTGGCTTCGGTCTCGTAAACTTTTGCTTCGGCTTTAGCTCTAGCTACTTTAACTTCTGTTTCAGCTCTTGCTTTATCTACACGTCCTTGTAACCATGTTCCTGCAAGAGAACTTATTGGACCAATAATACTACTTAACATTTCCACCTTCTCCTTGCTTGTCGTAAACGACTGTTTGGATTTTTTGCTGCTTTAGGAAACTTCTTCATTTGTCCTGCACTTCTTGCACAAAATGATTTACGACGCTTTGCAGCTTTACTTCCCTTTTTTACTTTGCCTGTAACGGCTGTCTTTAATTTGCTTCCAGGATTTTCTCGTCTATACCTAGCAACACCTGCTTTTGTCATACCAGCACCAGACTTGGTAGAACGAAAATATTTTTTAGTTTTAGGTGGTTGTTTGTCAGGTTTTCTTGGCACTTTCCTTACTCCTCTTTAATGCTTTTTTAGCTTTACTAAAAATGCTAACAACTTGATTTTTACCCATAACTTTTGCACGTTGCTCACCTACAGTAAGGATTTGAATTTTTCGAGCATACGGTTTTTTAATCTTCTTAACTTTCGCCACAGTCGCTCGAGCATCTGTTGGAGTTGCAAACTTAATTCTAACAGTATCTTTTGGATTCTCATCAGTATATAGTCTCCTCCCACTACCTTTAGGTTTCTTTCCTGTTCCAACCTTCGGATCTTTTTTCATTTCTTTTTCTTCTTAGATCCTCTGAGTTTTTTAAAATCAGCACCAGTAATTTTATTTCTTGGTGTTGCAACCCTTGCTAGTTTCTTTTGTTTAGGTGATAATTTTTTTACCATAGCTACCCCTTTTTCTTCTTTGGAAATCCTGCTCGCATTCTTTTATATGCTTTTTTAGTTATCGTTGTATTCTTTTTAGAACGAGATGTTCCAGACCTTTTTCTTCTATTTATATTTTCGTAAAGTGACATTATGTTTTCTTCTTTCCTAATAAATCTTTATCTGCTTTTCTCGCTCCACCTTTACCAGAAACGAAACTTTTTACACGACCCATAGCCCAAGCGTGTTGTGATGTTTTTGGTCTACTTCCTGAACTAAGATATGCAGCAAGTCCTCGTTTATATACTTTATCTAAAGTTGACTTAGAAAACTTTCCTGCTCCAGGAATCGAACCATATTTACCACCACTTTTCTTTTTAGTTGCTTTTGTTGCCATTAACTTTTACTCCTCTTATCACTAATCTTTTTTATCATTGCAGGTGTAAGTTTACCTTTCTTATATAATTTAGCTGTTCTTTTTATTTCAGCTTCTCTGGCTTTTGGATTTTTTGCTCCTCTAACATACTTTAGTGGAACACCCTTTTTTGTTTTAGGTACTTTAGGAAATTTTCTTTTCATCTTTTTTACTCTTTTTTCGGAACTGATTTAGGAACGCAATAAGCCTTAACCCAAATTTTGCTATCCCCTGCGAGGGAAGGATCATAGTTTTGCGATCTAATCTTCGCTGCAACTCTAAGACACGCATCCAAATCACTGAAGTAGACACTTTCTTGAACTGTTCCTGATAAAAATACAACTAATAACCATGTCATTTACCATTTTCTTTCGACCTTGTAAAAGCTGTCGTACCCATAAAGGTTGCGACTATACCCAAGTTTGCCACAACATATGTCGAAAGTAAAGCTGTAACCATCTCAACTCGTGTATCTGGTATTACAGGTGACATAACTAACACTATTAATATAATAGATGATATAGACGATACCCAACAAAGCATACGCTGTTGGTCTTGCATCTTATCAGAGTTCTCAAGACGTATCATATGTTCAGATCGTGCTAATTCTTTATCTGTAACAACACCATCACCATCTAAGTCAAACTGTTCGTATTGACTCCCTTTTTGTAATTTTTTGTTCATTTAAAACTATCCTTTATACTTTTAATTACATTTTTCAATGTAAATGGTTTTTCATTAGGTCGATACTTACACTGTATCTCTCGTGGACATTCACCTGCACCTATTGGTACATACTCGTTCCACTGTGTGTAATTTGCTCCAACATACACACAAATTCTTGTTTTATTTTCTAATAACTGTTTCGCTAAACGACAAGTCGTATGTTCTTTATCTCTAGCAAAAACTACTATAACTAAAAAAGAAGCAATGCAGAAAAATATAAGAAAATAATAAAGTATATTATATAACATCATCTTGACGTAACTGCTACAGACACAAACCAGATTCCCCAAAAGATACAGGCACAGCCTATAAACAAAGCGATACCCATGACGGTATAGTCACGAACCATGCGTTGATGTTCTTGTTTAGCGTATATTGCTTCCTGTCGTGCTTTCCTAATACGACCCTCTTCTCTCAAAAGGTTTTCCCATCCTGCTAAACCATAATGACCTATGATCCAATTTTTTAATTCTTCTCTTTGTTTTTGTATTTTTACTTTTGCAGAATAACTTTTCATAGCTACTTCTTCTACAGAGCCATTGAATAATCTATCGAATGTTGATGGGTTGCTAGAGCTTTTATTTATATTATCAATATCAGATACTGCACTCATCCACTTACCAACAGTATCTGACAGCTCTTCTATTTCACGACCTGTCTGTATTAGTTTTTTGATTTGCGAATACGCAGTTGTAGCTGTACTAATTGCTGTGCCGAGAGTAATCGGATCTATCATAATACCCTCTATAAATCATAGTCTAACTGCAGAGCTTTCTCTGTTAATAAATTTTTAAATATTACATCTGGACCAACTTCTTTTAATTTTTGTTGTTCTAGATCTGATTCTGTACGAGAAATAAGGTTAGCAACTTCTTGATCACTTGTAGCAAACATAACATCAGCCATGATTCTACCAAACTCTTGAGAAGTTATTTTTTCCATGTTAGTTAGTTTAGCTAATTTTATAGTTGCTGCAAGTTTATTTGGATCAGCTAAGAGTTTTGGTAAAACATCTTTACCTGCATTCTTTCTAAGAATATCAAAGGCTGTTACAAATCTTCCTGGACGAGTAAACACACCTAAGTAAGCACGAACGAAACCAATCAAAGGAGTTTGTCTATTAAACATACTTCTAGGTTTAGGTTCATTTAAAACAACATCAATAGCTTTGTTAAGAGCATTTACATTATTTACATAATCTCTTCCAAAGAGAGCTTTTAGTTGATCTTTATGATCATCAACATATTTTAACATAACTTTAGGATCATATGTCTGTATACCATTGATAGTTCTTAAATTTTGATCTTGTGCTGAAAACATATCTTTTAAAACAAAACCTTTATACGTTTCTTTTAAAGAAGGGTTATTGTCTAATATAGGTTTAATTTTGCTAAAATTAGTAATTCTGTCTTTTAAACCTACTTCCCATGTTGCATTAAATACATCGTCAGGATTTCTTATACTAGTTAAATTAAATTTTTCTTTTACTTCAGCAAGAGCTATTTTTTCATTTTCAATTATATCATTTAAAATTGATGCTGCTTTTCGAGATTCTGCTGTTGCTATTCCTGTTTGTAATAACTCTTCTGGAAAATAATTTTCCATAAGTTTTCCATATTTTTTCATAAATAAATCGTGTTGATTTTTATTTACTTGTGCTAGCACACCCATATTATCTCTTTTAAAAACTTTTTCACTATATTCTTGTAAAAGAAGATTTCTTAAATCGTACAAAATATCTGCATTTTCTGGAAGTTTTAAAATATTTCCTAGTGTTTTCGAATCAGCAAACTGTGGTTGTTTTAAAAGTTTTAGAATATTTTGAGGTTTATTAGAATCTAATATGTTTTTAATTGTTGATGTTTTTTTATTTAAGACACTTTGCATAAAATCGGTATATGTGTCATCCGCACTTAAAATTTGAGAAGTAATATCAATATCTTTATCTTTACTCAACTTTTTCATTATACGATTTCTTTCGCTTTCAAAAGCTGTTGTGATGTCATTTATTAACTTCGCATCTGCTGCTTCACCACCTTTAGATAAAGTAGAGTATGCTTTACGTTCTATTTTTCTTAATGTTAAAACTGTGTCGTTTAGTTCTTTAATAGACATATCTTTAACTTTAAATGCTGCACCTTTCGCAGCATCTGAGCCACCTATGACAGCGTTATCTAAAATACCTTTTAACAAACCTATTTCTGTACTTAATTCATTACTAAGTATGTTATTTTCTAAATTTTTTAATAAAGTTTTAACTTTCGAAATTGCAAAAGTTGGTTTAGCAACAGCGTCATCTAAGCTGACACCTGTAGCTTTAGACCAACTTTCAAAAAGCTCAGTGTAGTTATTTTTTAAATCGGTTAAACCATCATCAGCATATTTTTGAAAAACACTTTGTACATTATATGCAAAAGTATCAGGGTCTACATCATCTGTTATATTTAAAGCCTGTGTTATTTTATCATCAAGATCATTTTTTAACTGAAGAGCATTATCTGTGTGTCTTTTTGCTGCAACAGCTTTATCAATAGCTAAGTCATTTAAAATATTTTCACCTAACTTTTGAGCTTCTAAACCACCTAAATCTTTAACTTCAGCTTTTGAAAGTGAACTGCCTGACAAACTAGCTTCATCTACAGCTCTTTGTCCTGCAATAACTGATGCCATCTTAGGGTTTAATATTGATGCTGCTTCAAGATTATCAGGATTTTTTGCTGCTGCAGTTTCTAAAGCTGCAGTTTCACTAGCTAAATTTTGAAATCTTGCAGCATCAAGAGTAGAGGTGCTTGGATCACCTGCTGCTTTTTTTGCAGCAAATTCAGCAACTTGTGATACTGAAGGCTGAACTCCTGCTTGCGTAAGTATTTGAGCTTCATCGCTATCCATATACATTTTATGTGCTCTATTAAATGTATCTAAATCTAAATCTTCTAGTTTTGAAGGTAAGTTCGTTTGTCCAGTTATTTTAAGATATAATGGTCTTGCAATTTTATAAGCTAAAGCTCCACCAGCACCACCTGCTAAAGCCCATCCAGAATCAGACATCGCTTTTTGTATTATATCTTGATGTGTAATTTGTTCAGGAAGATCTCCATTTAGATAACCAGTAATTAAACGACCATATGTTGTTGCGAAAGCACCTGCTGCAGCAGTAAGTGCTGGTCCAAATGGTCCAGTAACAGGAGTGGTAGGTAGTCCTGCAATCCCACCAACTACTTCACCAGCAACAGTTACAGCTTCTCCACTAATATCTAAAAGATCACCTGTAAGTGCATCCATGCCACCAAAAGGATCAACCACAGTATATTGACCACCTCTTCTAGGATCACGGAACTCTAACCTTTGTGTTATTGGACCAGTTCTAAGACCGAAATCAAATTTATCTGTAATTAAACCTTCGTTTTTAAAATATTCTTTTAGTTTAGACTCTAACTGTGATCTATAAACTTTAGGGTTATCAAAATTATAAAACCCTGTATGTCTTCTAACTGAAAAAGGTGCTCCATCATTAGAAATATTATTAGCTTTTAAAATTTCTGCAAATGAAGGTGTTATACCTCTTTCAGCTATTTCGGCTTCTATTTCTTTTCCTGCTTGTCCAGCCATTTCTGGTGGCATTCCAGCACCTATATCTATAATGTTTGGATCAATCTGACCACCCTCTATTGGTGGCATACCAAGTGCTGAACGATACAAATCATTTGCAATAAGTTGGCTACCTCTTGCTTGACCTGCACTCATAGTAGGTTTTTGAAGAAGAGTAAGATTAGAGTTTTTACTTAAAAAAAGTTGATTTAAAGCATCGTCTAAAGGTATTATATCATCTGCCATTACTTACTCATTATTTAAAAACATCAGGAAATTTAGATTTTAAATCATTTACTAATCCTGCTGTTATGTTTCCACCTTTGCTTTGATAATCGCTTAATAAAGTTCTAAGAACATTTGTTGTAAGTGTTCCTTTGTTATTGTTTACATTAAGAGCGTTTATTAAATTAGTATAATCGTCTGGTTTATTAGGTTCAAAAACAGTGCTGCTTTCTTGTTCTACTTGTCTATTTGATCGTTCTAATATGTAGTCCATATTAAATTCTAAATCGCCAGTTTCTGGATTTACTTTAAGTTGGTTTTGCCAACGACTTTGTCCAGGAATATCAGCATATCGATTTGATTTTTTAAGCTCTCTTATAGGATCCCACCAATATTTTATTTCACCTTCATGGTTTTCACCGTTTTCTTTTATAAATGCGTTTCTTGATCCTTCCCAAAGGTTATTAGCTTTGTTACCTAATTCATCGTTTATAATTTTTACAGTTGTTGTAATACCAGAAACAATTTCTGCTTTATTAGTAAGAGCATAGCCTTCTACAACAGCTCGACCACCAATAGTAAAAAGAGCATAAGCAACATCTTTATCTGTTAGTTTTCCTGTTTCACGAGAAGATGCCATAGCAAAAGCAAGATCAGTAAGTAAGGATCTTAATTCTTGGTTTTGACCAACAGCTTTATCAAAATTTTGAAATATATCTCCTGATTTATATGTTTTCCCACCAATAGAAAAACTAGACGTACTATTATAAAGAGCAGAAAAATCAGATCCAGTAAGATCGTTTATATTTCCGTCATAGCCATTTGCTTTTAACGAAGTCATGCCAGAACCAATTTGATCTTTTAAACCTGAAAGTCTTTTTTGTAGTCCAACTACAAATCCTCCAGGAGCTTCATCATCCCCTAGACTTGCTAAATTTATTAAAACTCTTTCACTAAGAGAGACAACACGGCTAAACGCATTAATATTTGCATCAAGTTCTTTTTGTGCTTGCATTGAAGCATTTAAACTCATTACTTTTTCTATACCTTTAGCGTCACCTACAGCCATCATACCATCTGGACCAACAACAAACATTTGCTTCCCTTGTCTTGTTGTTTGTATTTGTATTGCTCCCAGTATGTCGTCTCTTTGTTTCGTAAGTTGTTGATACTCTAAAGAATTTTTACCGTTAGGTTGATCCTCTAAATCACTTATTCGTTTATTAGTATCTCTTAATTCATTATTTAACTTTACAATACTAGATGGTGCTTCTTTCGGTGGTATTACTAAATTCCCAGCAGATGTGTTTTCTGAAGTTAAAAACTTTTCTGTTCCTATACCGTCTCTTTTATCTCCATATATTGTTAGCTCATAAGGTTTAGTTCTCGTTGAATCAAACTCTATACCTTCAAAAGAATTAGGAAATAATCTTTTATATGTATTAAATTGTTCTTCACTTGAAATTTTTACAAGTTCTGAAGTTCTATATTTAGATACTTCCATTGAATCTAATACATTAGCAAAATCAGTATCTTCACTTAATTTTGAATAAACAACTCCTGCTAATTTATCTAACGGAGTTTCTGCTATAATTGCTGGCATTCCTGCTAATGCTTTGCCTGCTTTACCTCTTAATTCAGCAGGAAAAGAATTTACTATACTCATAAGTGCATTTGCTTTTTTCTCTGTAACTGCATCTTCATCTTTACCAATATCTCGTAAAACTTTTGCTATTTTAGCTTTATAGTTCATAATATTATTTTCGTTCGAGATATCAAGTTTCTTTAAATTTAATTTAATATTTTGTGCTTGCTTAGTGTCTTCTTTATAAACACCAAAAGCTAACTGAGACAACATTAAATCTTTTTGTGTTTTTGCTGCTCTTGATGCTTTAGCTGTTTTTTGTCCAACTTCTAAAGCTGTTCCTAAGTCACCACTTTTAATTAATTCTATACCAACATTAGTAGCAACATCAGCCCATACAGGAACTTCTTTTTTTCCTAGATTAGGAAAAAATTCTCGAACTCTTTCTTTAGCTTCTTCAGGTGAGTTAACTAATCCTTTTTCCATATCTTTATAAAGATCTACAAGTTCCTTATCTTTTTCTGTAACGCTTGTTACTGCACCTAATAAAGTTGCTAACTCTTGATTATTTGAGTGAAATGCTTGAAGTTCTGGAGCTACTTCTTCTGTATTATCAGTAGCAAGTGATTTAATTTTTTCAGACATTCCTTTTTCAGTTAAAGGAGAATCTAATAAACTTGTTAAACCCACCCCATCAATTTTGTTCTTTCTAAAAATATCTAAACCAATACTTTGTGCAGGTTGTTGTTGTTGATTATATTGAACATTCATAATACCAGAGTTTATGTTTGGCATACCTCGTTGTACTGCAGGTTGAAACATATTTCTATTCATAATAGCTTGTTGAAGATTCATGGGTATTGGTTGACGCATTATAATCCTTACGTTGGAAATGTTGGTGGCATAGATGAATATCCCATATTAGTAAACGCTGTAGGATTACCAAACGGTTGATAACCAAGTTGACCTGCAATACCTAATCCTGTTAACCCATAACCAAGAGCCGTTGCAAATGGGTTAGTCGTTGAAGGTGCAGTAGCTGAAGTAACGGTTTGACCAGAGCTAGGAACACCTCTAAGTAGATCACTGAAAAAACCAAGACGTTGATACGGTTCATACATTTGTTGTAATTGATTTGCACGAGTAGCATCTAGTTGACTTTGTTGCTGTCCTTGTAATAAACCACCAATACCTAACAAAGCATTGACATCTTGTGTTCCTAAAGCAGACTGTAAATTTGCAACATTCATTAAGTTTCCTGCTTGAGCTCCTGCAGTTTGTAGTCCTGTTTGTAATGCTCTATTAAATCCTTCGGAACGTAATTGAGCTCCAGTTCGAGCTTGTTGGTCTAATACGTTTCGACCTATCTCAGCTGAACCTATCGCTTGTCTACCACCACCAAAAGCACCTGCACCAACAGCTTGATCTTTTAATGCTTGTTGTTGCTGATCACCAAGTCTTCCTATATCTGCTTGTGTTTGCTGTATAACTTGTTCTGTAAAAGGATCAGAAAACTGAGCTTGCAAGGCTCTTATGTTTTCAGGAGTATATGCTTGTGCAGCTTGATTTAATAATGGTTGATAAGCACCTATACCTTGTGTAACTAACCCAGATGCAGCAAGTTGTTGAGGTGTTAGTCCTGCTATCTGTTGGTTAGGTAGAGTCATACCCTCTTGAGCCTGTTGATAACCAGACTCTAAAAGTTTACGAATATAATCCTCCATAAAAGGAGCTTGACGTTGTATACTTGTTTGTACTACATTTTGATCAACACTCATTACGCATACCTCGCATTTTGTTTAGCTCGCTGATCAAACATAGCCATAATACCATCCATTACTTTGGCACCTCTATCTGGATTATTACGACCTGTAGGATCAGCACCTTTTACAGCATTTGACTTCATAACGTATTCTGTATCGGATAATAACACATGATTAAGGTCATCAGTTGGACCACCTCTACCTCTAAAATATCCTTCAGGTCTTATAGCTCGACCACCTAAACTTAACTTTATAGCTTCAGGAAAAAGTTGTGCAAGACCTCTGTCAGAATAAATAGTTGGTACTTCAGAACTAAAATTCATACCCTGTAAATCAGCCATTGTTTGAGGTTGTATTAGTTCGTCTTGAGGAGGTTTTGCAAGTTGAGGAGGAAGTTCAGGGTTTAAACCTGCAGCAAGATCAGCATAATATTGATCAACAACACTCATATAATCATTCGGATCCATCGCTTCACCTTGTTCAGCAGTTTCACCTAATGCTCCTAACGCTTGATCAGTAAGTAAAGCTGTACCACCTGCTGCAAGAATATTAGCTAGAGGTTGATTTGCTATTGCTCCAGTTGCTGTACTTCCAACGGCTGAACCTAATGTTCCTGCTCCTATACCAGCACTTTGTAACCCACTACTTACTGCAGGAGTTAAATATTTACCACCCATAAAACTAAGTCCTGCATTTAACATCGCTTCTTCAGGACTTTTACCACCTGCAAGGCTTCCTAAACCTGAACCAATTGCTGCACCTGTTGGACCACCAACAGCAAAACCAACTACTGATCCAATGATTGGTGCTGCTTTTTTTAACATTTTACCTATCTTTTTAAAGAAAAACTCAGGTTGTCCAGTAACAGGGTTGATAGAATTTAGTTCGTTACCGATAACATAACGCTCTGGCTCTACACCCATTGCTCGCATTTGTTTAAATAAATCTTCTTTTAATGAAGGGTTTTCGTCAAATACCTCTTCAGGTATTACTGTTTCACCTTCAGCAGCATGAACAATATAACTATCTTCATAACGACCTAGACTTGCTAATCCGTTTGCTAATTTTTTAATTTCTTCTGCCATATTTGTACAATACCTCGTTTTTAATCATTTCGCAAATGTTAATTATAACTAATTTCCATGTAACTAACAATTATGTGTAACCGACCTCCTGTTGCTGCAGTTGCTTTTAATATTTCTGATTCAGCTAGAACTAAGGGTGCTGTCAGTAATTCTACTGTTCCATTTGCACTTACTGCTTTTACTTTAAATAAACTAAATACATCACTGCCAGAAGTTATTGTTACCGTTATAGTGTCAGCATTTCCACTGTCTTCTGAAACTAGTATTGATTTTATTACTGCTGTCGTTGCATTTGCAGGAGTTAATACAGCAGTAGGGTTTGTAGTAGTTAAATCAACTTTAGCGTTTTTATATAATATACTCATTGACCCATAAACCAGCTAATACTTTCTAGCTCCTCTTGTGATTCAGTTGTTTGTTGTTGGTTTATAAATACTTCTAATGCTCGAACTAAATCTTGTAAATACTCTCTAGTTATTTCTACAGGAGGATCTGGAAGTCTCGGTGGTGTTATACCTAAATTACCATAAACCATTAACGTCTCCCATCTGGACGAATGTTTACTCTAGGTGAACCAAGTTTCCATTTCATACCAAGAGCTGTAGATTCTACTCGCATAGCAAAAGACCTACCTCTCGCTCTTAAATCTATTTGATCAGTAAATACTTCCACTGGAGAAGATGCTGTTCTTGTTGTTGTTCCACTTGAAGTATTTTCGAAATCCTCTCCAGGAGAGTTTCTCGCTTTTAACGTAAATGTTGCAGCAGGTGAGCTTGTTGTTAAAGAACCATCAAAAGTTAAGTCAGGAACAACTTTCTGTACAAGAGTAAATTTATCTCCATCACCTATATCCATTGGTGCAGACTCTATAAACGATGTCATAGCAGAACCATCGTCATCATACCCATTTTCATGATTATATAAGTAAGAAGATGATGCAGCAATAGGAAAATTTCGTATACCTCTATCTGTCCAAGCTGTTCGAGATAAAGAACCAAAATACCAAACTTTTTCTAAATAGTTATAAATAACATATTTATCAACATCACCTGTTCCACCATTATTTAAAGAATTAGATTCTGATGGATAAAACCAAACTACCTCACTAAACTCTGAGTTTACTCCAGCAATAACTTTATCTCTTTGTTGTGAGTTAAAATCTAAAAATACTTTATCTTTTACAGTGCAGGGTAGAGTTTGTGTACCACCAGCATAAACATAAAAATTATCTTTACCCATCCAAAACACAAAATCTTCTGTTGAGACTGCAGCTTTAGGACTCATAATTGTAATATTCGATGCAATTTGTTGTATACCAAAAACAAATGTTCCTCCAATAAAACGCATAGAGTGTAGTGAGGTGTCTGTCCAAATAAGTATTTCTCTTTTAGTTTCTACAGCTTGTACAAACTCTGAACCAGATCCTAATCGTAAACTACCTGCAGTTGTTGCTGAACTAATTGTCCAATTACTAACAGACTCTTGATTAGACCAACGTATCATTAAAGGATCTTGAGTTGTAGTGCCATAAGTGTTAGTGCCGAAACAAATAACGTGTCTATCAATATCACTTACAAGAACTTGTTTAGCAACAGTCGGTGTATTTGCTGCACCTGCTAATGTGCTCAGTTCCACGGCTCGTGTAGATAAACCATTTGTTTTATCCCATAAATAAACTGCACCATCTCTAGGATTAATTAACAAATCTTCTCCAAAGTTGTCATGTGACCATGTTCTTATTTCACGAGTTGTACCAGTTACTGCTGCTATACCCCAACCAGTAAAGTCATCGTCAGATGATGCATTACCTACAGCTAATCGAACAATTGTGTTATCTGCATGAGTAGCAGCAGTTGTACCACTTGCACCTCTTGTTGATGGACCACCACCAGTTCCTAGTGTATTACTGCTAATTGTGCCTACTGTTATAAGTTCTTCTTCTATTAATATTGTATCACCAGCAGTAATTCCTGTAGCACTGTCAACATCTATTTCTGTTTCACTGTCATCTAATGCTTCTGCTAACTGTGTTGTCAAAGCACCTGCCGTTGTGCCACCAAATAGTCCAGCACCCCAACCTGTACCACCAACTTGTGAGTCAAGACCAACAGTTATTTGATACTCAGCATCTGTTGCACTGCCACCATTACCACTGTCAGAAGCATTAGCCGTAACACTTACTGTAATAACGTAAGTATTTGCATTAGTTACAGATACAATCTGATGTTCTGCATTAAGTATAGTCGCTGTAACATTGCCACCTAAACTCACAGCATTGCTGAAAGTAACAAAATCATTCTCTGCCGCACCATGATTAGTTTCTGTAACAGTTATATTTGCAGAGCCATTTGTAGCTGCAAATGTCGTAGAGTTTGTAGTTGATGAACGAATTGGTGTTACGTCATTAAATGTACCACCCTCTTCTATATAATATTTAAGATGTGTGCCAACACCAAGAAAGTTTGATCCATCAAGTGCTAACCAGTTATGTAAACGCCTTGCTGTACCTTCATAGGTATTGCTTGACATTTTCTCCCAACCACCAAACTTCTCTGGATAACCAAAACGGAAACGCACTTTATCACAATCAACCCAACCACCTTCATTACTGTATGCTGTTATTTCTTTGTTTATTCCTGGACGAAACTGTAGTTTGGTTAGTGGCATATTTAACTCTGTGTAAGCATATTGTTGTTTTCTGAAGAACTTGTACTATTAGGGTTTCTTTGATAATTGCAGTTTGCTCTTAGTTGTGTTGTCATATATGATCCTGCTGATCCTGCCGTAGTAGCCGCAGTCAATGTCATAGTTGTTCCAGATGATATTGTAGCTTCAAATAAACGAAAATGACCTAAACTAATACTTTGAGCACCACTTACTGTACTGCCACTAGAATTTTTTAAAGTAAGACCTGATCCAGTTAATGTAACACTACCACCATTTGTTTCATTACCAGTATGGTGTGCAGCTAATGTGTAAATACCTGTGTGAGATACTTGAAATGTTACAACAGTAGATGCTGCAAAACTACCACCTAGAAAAGCAGAAGCAGTAACTGTTAACAGTTGTCCATAATTAGGATAAGTACCACCAAAGGCTGCATAGTTTGAAATATAAAAACCTTTATTAGCTGTTGGTGTCGTGTCAGCCCAATAACCAGTTTGATGAGATTGTGAACTTAATGACACTGAAGATACAGATGGATTAACAAGTCTATACCCACCATAGAAATCTGTTAAACTTATAGAACCACTTGTCGGTATGTTTTGATTTGCTTCTGTATCTAAAGAAGGAACAACACCACCATTATCAAAAAGTGCTACAGGTGATGCAGAGCCACTAGCAGCAGATATTTGTGTAAAATTACTTGTTGCATAAGTTGCAGGATTAGGAACATTGCTCTCTCCCTTATGCAAATTAGTTAAGTTTATTGATCCACTCTGTCCGTAGAAATCACGAATATCTGTTAGGTTTATTGTACCACTAGTCGCTAGAGCCATGTTTATCTTTCTTTAGCTCATCAATTTGTTTTTGCTGTTCCTTAATTGCTTCAATTAAAACACCAACTATGTTTCCATAAGCAACAGACTTATATTCACCATCCGTTACAACTTCTGGTAAAACTTTTTCTATTTCTTGAGCAATTACACCAATACCTCTTTCAGCTTGTTTTGTGTAAGATACACCACGTATATTCATAACTTTGTCTAAAGCGTTGTCTATTGTTTGTATGTCAGACTTTAATCTTTCATCTGATGTTGCTGTAACTTCTGCACCTTGCACTGTGCCTGTAGCCGTGATGTTTCTAAAACCAGATGCGTCTTTGTTGCTATCAACGATTACTGCTTTTGATGCAGAAACAGTTCCTGCTGTTATACCATCAACTAAATTTAATTCTGCTGCTGTAGAAGTAACTCCATCTAAAATATTTAATTCAGCAGTAGTAACGGTTGCACCATCAAGTATTTCAAGTTCTGCTTCTGTAATAGTAGCACTACCTATAGTAAAACTTGTTGAAACGGTTAAGTCACCCTCATGTGTTAATCTCATCTTTTCTGTTGCAGCTTCAGAACTACCTAACTTGAACACCATATCTGTTTGATTATTATCTGCTGCAAAAGTATTATCTGCTTCAGCTACGATAGATGCTGCAACTGTTATAGCATCTGTGCCACTGCTTTCGTTTGGTGCTTGAAACTGTAACGCACCAAGTACACTACCATCAGTAACAGCTGTGGCTGATGTCTGCAATGTTAATAAAGCACCATCACCAGTTTTCATGGTTACATCTTCTGTAAATTCATCTGATCCAGTTTCTATCTGTGCAACTGCTGCACCAGACCCTGCACCATCTGCATATACAATAGCAGTCTTACCATTACCTACAGTAACAGTTGCACCACTGCCTTGTTTAATTATTATAGACTGACTGCCAGAGGTATTGTTAAACACAAAGTACAATTTGTCTTGATCATTAGGTGATATAGTAACAGTGTTTGTAGAACTTAATGTACCACCAAAAACTAATACTTTAAAATGACCATCGGACAACGCACCATCTGTTGTTGTTAGCGTATGTGTTGTACCAGATAAGGTAATCGAACCTACACCGTTTATAGCTCTGTCAAGAATATCAAAGTTTGTATTGGTTGTTGCACCCCAAGTACCTGCTTGTTCGCCTGTACCAATCTTTTCTATGCCGTTATTTGCTGTGTATGAACTTGCCATCTATAACTCCTAATTTATACTCACATCTGTCCAAGTGTCGCCTGTGTGAGTAATCTCTGTCCAATTATCACCTGTATGCGTGATCTCTGTCCATGTCACTGTAACACTTGGTGTAACTTCTGTAAATAGTAATTCGCCAGTAGCTGTTTGTGTTAAATTAAAATCTTGTGTTGATACACCAGTAAATATGCCAATGCCAGCCGTAGATTGTTCGGCTAAAAATTCTATATCTGTTTCAAGCTCTGTGCCTTTAACAAATCGTCCAGGAATATCATCTAAACCAAAGTTAAAACTCATACTTGTAACTGGTATATCTGGTACAGCAGAACCTTCTGCTGACTGTTCAAATATGCCAGAAATATCTGCAACACCTACTAATATACCTATACCAGCACTTGCTTTAGAAGCAATACCACTCATCTCTGCGTTAGCTTCGAGTATTTTACTTATACTGCTTATTGGTGTTTCAGAGAGGGCGACATGACCTAGCATTATTGTGTGACGCTTTCCTTCGTCTTAAATTCATCCTTGTCTTCTAAAGAGTTTATTAAAGCACTTGTGTAAGAGTTTTTAGCAACACGGATCGGATCAAGTTGAAATGCTAACTTCTCTTCTTCTGCTGTCAAAGCTCTTATTTGTTTTATTAAATACTTTTGTTGATCAGACATGGTATCAATATTGTGATCCTTGCCGTTTATATGTATTATGTTTTCTGTCATAGTTTATCCATCTCAGCTTTAATTTGTGTCCATGTAACACCAAAATCTTTTGGGTCTGTGCTTAATACTGCCTGTCCGTTGCTATCTTCAGACATAACTTTTTTAAAACTTGCATTAAACTCATCTTCATTTGTTGGTCTACCAATTAATTGCCATTCTCCAACTTTTAAATTCAATAGAGATTTTATTAATTTTTCTTGATGGGTCATGCAACAAGCTCCTGTAATATAATAGTACATTTATCATTTTGGTGCGAAGCTGTTGAAACAATATCAGAATTAAAAGCCTTGTGTTGTACTTTATATGTAAGTGATGAAGTAGAACTAGGACTATCTACATAGGCAAAATGTGCTGTAGTCCATAAGTCCGACCTAGTACCATTACCAGAGTGGTCGCCAAAAACTGACTCACCTAACTTTGTTGAATCTCTTAAAACTTTATACTCTACTTGTACGTCAGTATTATCGTGATGAGCGTTCATAGGTATGCATATAGTAACTATTATCTTATTAGATGTAGATGAGGGAGTTATATTTGCTGTTAGTCCTGTATCAACATAAGAAGTTGAAGAAGTTACATTATCATTTTCTAATTCTGCACTAACTGTTTGTATTATAGTTCCACTTGGAAAACCACCTGCTCCTATTTTTGTTATTGCCATCAGTCTGCATCCTCTATTGTAAGTTCACCTGCATCAACTTGTCGTTTGATTTCAACGTAGTCCATATTATCTTCATCTATTGGAACGTAGCACTCAACACCATCTATTGTTGCTTTTATTGAAGAATTTTTTTCTTCTAAATCCTTTATATACTTTACTTTAGTAACTTTCATTTTATTATAACTCCGACTCTGCTTTCCAAAAAGTAGTATCCCCATTAGTATTTATGTGGGTTGCTGTTCCTACTGTTCTACTAGACGTAGTTGCATATAACTCACAACTATTAGCAGTAATTTGAGAAGCATCAATATCAGAAATAGTTATATTTTCTGTTGCGTTATATACATTGTAGTCAGAAGTAGCACCTATGGTAACTGTTGGTGCAGCCCTCATAAGTTGCCACCATCTAAGATTTGCATAACAAGTAGTAGCAGTATGTTGATTTGCCACAATACCATATGTTCTAGCAGTTCCAGAAATTTGAAAATATCTTTGGCATCTAGCTAAACTATCTATATAAGTTTCATGTTTAAAAGGTGTAGCAACTTCACCCAATTCTAATTGCACACCTGTTAAATAAAAATTATTAGAAGTATTATCAAATACATTTACCTGACCTACAGCACGATTAGCTGCTGTAACACTTCCCCATGTAGTGCTTAACGTACCACTTGTAAAATTAGTTCCTGCACACAACCACCAAGTAATCTCTAATGATTGTAAATTATCATTGTTCCAAGTTCCAGTTGTATCAGCATCAAATGTTATTGTTTTAAACTCCCAAGTGTTAGCACTACTAATTGTGTATGTTTTTGATATTTGTCTTGAATTATCTGTATCGTACCATTCAACAATATGTGTTCCTGTTTTAGGTGAACTTACCCAAAATTGTAGTGTTCCTTTTTTCGCACTTGATGTTCCTTTTAAAAAATTTTGTAAATCTTGTCCTTCAAATCTTTGTTGTATAAACGCTACTTCATCTGCACCTATACTGCTGTCAGCAGTAGTAACATCTATTTTAAGAGACTTTGTAAATGCTGTTGCAGATGGAGCATTTGTATCTTGAGTTACTGTTACTGCACCATCAGAATAGTTGTACATTCTCCATCTATCTAAAGTTCTAGCTATACTATCTGATGCAACAGCCGTGCTACCTCTTTGATAAATTTGCATATCGCCATTATAAAAATAGTTACGATTAGCTAAACTACCTTCTTCAGATGCTGTAGCTAAATCTGCAAATGTTCTTGCTCTGCTCATTTACGCTTCCTCCAGTGCTTTCACTTTGGCTTCTAATGTTTCTATTTTTTCCATAGCCTTTTGCAATGCACCCATAATCATAGGAGTAAACTTTCCATAATCTAATTGTTGATAGTCTGGAACTTTTGCTGGATTGCCATCAGTATCTTTAGTGCCACCTTCAACATCCTCCTTCATTGCATCTTTAGGCAAATCACAAACATAATCCCACACATCCTTTGCTTCATGTGCTAAAAATCCATGTTGAGTAATGTCAGGTGTTGACTTAAAGTTATAAGTTTTAACTTTTAAAGATTTAACTTGAGAGTAAAGTTTATCTAAATCACTATCTAAAACATTCTCTTTAAGTCTATAGTCTGAAGAAGTGCCATAAGATATATTACTACCATTCCCAGTTATTTTTCCAATACTAGATGTACTTGACCCATTCCAATAAAAATCAAAATAACGATTATCAGAACCACCATCATCTAATTTAGCACAGTAAAACATTGACCAACCATCACTTCGTGGGTTACAAAAATGATTGGTAGTTTGGTCTAACAATGGTCCACCTTTTCTAAAATGAGCAAATCCTCCTTTTTTCTGTTCAGCATTAGAACTTGTTGTTGTTGCATAAAAACTGTCAGTAGCATATCCAAAAGTTATAGCAGCTCCAGCACTACCAGTATTTTGTGTCATAATCTCAATTAGACCATTATCATTAAATCTCATTCTTTCATAAGTATTAGTGTAGAATTTTAAATCATTAGCACCATTGTCATACTCAATCTTACCAGTATCTTCATCATCTTTATCGCCAAACATTATTCTACTTGTTCCTGCTGAACCTGATGTTATTGCGATATTGCAATTATCACCACTTGAAGCACTTGCCTGTACTGCTAAATGAGTTGCACCTGCATAAGTTGGTGTTCCCTCTGTAGAGTCCTCTACAATATGTACATTAACACTAGGTGTAGTAGTACCTATTCCAACTTTACCATCACCTTTTATTAACATTCTTGTGCCTGATGAACCACTGCTATTTCTTACTTGTATACCAAATTTATGTTCATTAGTGCTATTATCAACCAACTGACCATAAATGCCTGTACCAAAATTACTATTAGAACCAAGACAAAGCATTGAACCAGTGTTGTTTGTACTGCTTGTATTTTTAAGAATATGAACTGCACCTATATCTGATTCTACGTTTGTATTTGTGCTAGTCATTGTAACTGAAAGTTTGCCTTCTGATGATATACTCATTCTATCAGTGCCACCAGTTTTAAAATCTATTTGGTCATCTGTATCAGCAGTAATAGATGTATCACCATCAGCATCTAATATTAATTCAGTTCCGTTCATGTCTAATGTACTGTTAGCAGTTACAGCACCACTAAACGTACCACCACTTGTAGCACTTACCATGTCAGCGACAGTAAACACATCATAGACTATAACAGTCACTTCATCATTTGTATTGAGTGCTGA